CAGCAGCTCGATCGCACCGGCTCGTTCAATTGGGACGAGCAGTTCCACCGTCTGTACTCGCAGACCGGCGACGCCACCCGTGCGAACGCCGTGTTGGTCGGCATTGTTGCGCAGCAGATCGAAAACGCTGCCATGCAGGGCCAGGACTACGAGCACCTCCGCGCGCTGATCCCGACCGAGGTCACCGGCCCCAACGGCGAGAAGCTGCCGGGCCCGATGTACTCGCCCAAGTACCGCGGCATCATCAACACCGCGATGGCGCGCGCCGAAGGGCTGCGTGACCACGTCAACCGTCAGCAGTACGCGGCGTCCGAGTACCAGGCCCGCATCAAGCTGGACGAGGATCTGGAAAACGGCGTCCCGATCACCGAGGACTCCATCGCCTCCTACGGTTTCACCGTGGGTGCAGATCCATCCGACCCCCTGTCCCCCGCAATGGCAGCTCAGTACATCCAGGCTTCCACCGCAGCGCTCTCCAAGAAGAACGCGAAGGAAGCCGAGCAGGACAGCTACCTCGATGCACGGGCCGTCTACGGGAGCTGGGCGAACGCCATCGGCACCCCTGGTGGCCCTGAGACGAAGGACAAGGCACAGAAGGCGTACGACGAGTGGGCGCAGCTCGTGCTCACCGGCAGTGGTGCCCCCATCGAGACCCTCGGTGGCAACGGCCTGGTCTCGAATCCCGAGCTGGTCGACACCATCGCCAACCTCTCGGCGCAAGAAGGGCTCCCCTACTCGCCCCTCAAGAACACCCTATCGTCCATCTCGCAGGCAGCGCCGGGCGACGTCATGGCCCGCCTGGATGCGTACAAGGTCCTCAAGGCCAAGGGCGTCGCTGGGCAGTACGTCGACGACGACTCCGCACTGATGTACGAGGTCGCCATCGGTGCCACCGAAGCCGGCGAGAAGCCGGAAGGCGTGGCCGAGCGCATCCGCACGATGGGCGACAAGACCACGGCGGCGTACGTCTCCTCGCAGATGACGAAGCTCAAGGTCCGCAAGACGGGCTACGACGTTCCCACCGGTGGTGGCTTCCTGATGTTCGGCGACGAAGTGCGCAGCACGCGCGCCCTCAACTCCGGCTACCTCGCGACGAAGTACGAGCGCCTCACGGCGTCCGCGCTGTCGAAGGGGCTGTCGTTGCAGGACGCCGAGAAGTACGCGCAGGATCGCGTCCGCAGTACCCACCTCGCCATCAACGTGCAGGGCCAATGGGCCGTGTTGCCGCGTTCCGCGGTGCCCGATCCCAAGGCGCTGTCCGAGGCGATGGACTGGTATAGCTCGGTGCTTCCGAAGCTGGCACAGCGGTTGAAGATCCCGGAAGGCGAGCCCCTCGTGGTGCGCCCTCAGTTCGACCTCAATGGCCGTGGACTGTCCTTCGAGGTCACCCGCCAGGGCGGCGTGGGTACCGGTGTCGTGTTCAACGCACAGAGCTTGATCGACACGTACCGCAAACACGTTCCCGTCGTCGACGCACGCAAGGCCGCGATCGACAAGTCCCGCGCCATCCGCGCGATCAACACTTCACCCGTCGACACCTCGACTGACCTCAACCCGGCAACTCGGGCGGGGCACGAGTAATCCAACAGGAGCAGCATGGCTTTTCCAATCGCTGAGACCGACGACTACGTTCGGAAGATCCTCAGCCGCGCGGGGAAGATCCCCAAGGGCGCCACGCCCGAGGAGACTCTCTCGCACCTCCTGCCGCACGTGATCCACCAGGAATCCGGCGGCAACCCCAAGGCGGTCTCCAAGAAGGGCGCCGTGGGTCGGATGCAGACCATGCCTGCAACGCTCAAGGACCCCGGCTTCGGGGTCCAGGCCGCCGCCGATGATTCGGACGCGGAGCGCGAGCGCGTCGGCAGGGACTACCTGCTGGCGATGCTCAAGCGCTACCCCGGCCGTGCGGATCTCGCGCTGGCCGCGTACAACGCCGGCCCTGGCCGTGCTGACGAGTGGTCCGGCTTCCACCTGGACCCTAAGATCCTGCGCGCCTCCGCAGGGCTGGAACAGGGCACCGAGGTGGCTCCCGAGTGGAGCCCGTTGCCCTCCGCAGAAGAGGTGGCGCAGCGTCGCAACTTCTTCTCCAACGTCGTCGGACGTGACTCCTCGATCGGTGCGATCCACCGCATGTGGGAGGACGCTGGCGTCGAGTTCGATCCGACTTTCGATATGGGCCAGCTCTCGGATACCGAGTGGCACCAGTACACCGACGGCATCCCTGAGGAGTATTGGAAGGACCTGGCGATGGCCGGCTCCCGCTCCCACCTCTCGCTGCTGTCGACGCGCCTGCGCTCCTCGATCCAAGCTGAGGAAGAGCTGGCCGCCTACGGTGGCTGGGGCGTGGCTGGCCGCATCGGCTTGAACATGCTCGACCCGCTCGCGCTTGCCGTCGGCATCGGCACGGGCGGTATCGGCTTCGTCGGCAACACCGGCACCCGCCTGGCGCGTGCAGCGATGGTTGCCCGCACTGCCGGCCGTCTGGAAGAGGCTGGTGCAGCCGTCAAGGCGCTCGAAACCGTCACCCGTGCATCGGCATGGCAAGGCGCCGGGCGCGCTGCTGTGGCCGCCGGTAGCATCAACACGGCCTTTGAAATCCCCCAAGTCCAGACCGATCCCCTGCGGGGCGGCTGGGATGTCGCCACGGCGGCAGTCACGGGCGTCCTTCTCGGTGGCGGCGCGGCGCGGATCTTCAACGCCCGCGAGTTGCGCGCACTGCAAGGCGCCTACCTGCGCGAGCGGTCGCTCTTTGAAGTGGCCGAGCTGAATCACCACATCGACACCCAACGTGTCGAGCTGACGGCCCGCCTGCGCGACCTGGACAACGACACCTCGGTGGCCGATGCCCAGCGCGTGGTCTACGGGCTGTCCCACGACGTCAACCAAGCCACCCGAGAGGCACAAGAAGCGCTCCTACAGCGCGCCTCGAAGGCCGACGACGGGCGCGTCCAGCGCCTCACGGACGAGTGGCACAAACTCACCCAAGATCGGCCGCGGCTGATCGACGAGGAAGAAGCCAACCTCCGCGCCGTAGACCTCACAGGGCGCCGCAGCAAGGCCACCGACAAGGCCCGCCGTGCTCTGGCAGAGGAAACCGTCGACGCCCGCCTGGCGCCGCGTAGGGCCGCCCTTGAGGCCGCCCTCAAGGAAGCCAAGGGTGACATCTCGGCGCGTGATGCACTGACCGCTCACCGCACCTCCGGTGCGCTGCGGGACCTGGTCGGGGACACCCCGCTGGTACGCAAGCACGAGTCGGCAGTGGCCGCCGTGGAGCGCGCCAAGGCGGACTTCGATGCTCGCCGAGGGGACCTTGAGGGGCGTTTGAAGGGACTTGAGGACGCCCGTGCGGCTGGCGTGCGTGCATCCGATGCGCGCGTGCTCGCTGAGGCGGAGTCCTTCGGCACCGACACCGCGTCGGCAGCTCGCTTCATGGGCTTCGACGAAGGCACCCATCCCCACCTGGACGGCGCCGTGGAAGACTCCGGTCTCCCCGTGGTCGGCCAGATGCGCCTCGCCAAGGCCGTTCGCACCGGCCCGTTCGCGACGTTCAGCGGCATCCTCCGCGGCTCCGATAACGAGAACGTGCGGACGCTGCTGGGCCGCCTGGTCGGCAACGCCACCGGCAACAAGGACGGTACGGCCAACCTGGTCGGCGCGAGTGAGATCCACACGCGCATCCACGAGTCGATGACGGCGAAGTTCTACTCCGGCATCGAGCCGGCCTACAAGGATTGGGCCGAGCGCAATGGCATCGGCCTGTTCGAGCGCCAAACCCGCCCGGCGCGTGAGCGCTTCATGGGCGAGGTAGGCCGCCACGTGCGCGGTGAGCTGTCCGAAGATCCGGCCGTGGCGAAAGCCGCTGGCAAGGTCAAGGCGGCGTTCGCCGACTACCTGCGCCAACTGAAAGAGGCCGGGGTCAAGGGCTTCGACAACGTCGAGACCAACGACACCTACCTGCCCCGCGTGTTCGACTTCAAGCGCCTGCACGAGATCGAGGCCGACATCGGCTCCGACAACCTCCGCAAGCTGGTCCGCGGTGCCATCCAGGCCGCGAACGACGACGTCGACGACGAGCTGGCCGAGCGCATCGCCAAGGCGTACGTCAAGCGCATGAAGGAGCTTCGTGTCGGCTCGGACGCTCACCTGTTGCAGGGTGTGCGCTGGGACGATGTGGGCTTCCTGCGTCGCTTCCTCACCGAAGCCGGCGAATCGCCGGAGGTGGTCGAGGACGTGGTGGGCAAGTTCGCTGGCCTGAATCTCCAGCGTGCCCGTCAGCAGGAAGGTTCCTTCCGCAACGCCAAGCTCCGCCAGCAGTACGACGAGAGCTTCACGATGCGCTTCCGTTCCCAGAACGCCGCCAAGGCGGGACGGGAGGAAGACGTCGAGGTCCGTATGTCGGACCTCTTCGAGAACAACGTCGAGCACCTGTTCGGGCGCTACTCCCGCACCGTCTCCGGCCACATCGGCTTGGCGAAGATCGGGATCAAGTCCGCCCGTGACTTCGAGCATCGCATCGAGATGGTCGAGCGCGAGCTGGGCGATGACCTGGACGAGTTGAAGCGCGTCAAGGACGCCGCGCAAGTCGCGTACAAGCTAATCACCGGCCAGCCGATCGAAGACGCCAACACCCTCACCCGGCTGGGGCGTGCCGCTCGCGACTACAACTTCGCGACCACGATGAACCAAGTCGGCTGGGCACAGTTCCCGGATCTCGCCGGCATCGTCGGGAAGGGGTACCTCAACTTCACCCTCAGGGAATTCTTCGGGGGTGACGCGTTCCACCTGTTCCGCCGCACCGATGGCTCGCTCGACAACAAGTTCGCACGCGAGATGGAGGAGTGGCTGGGCGTGGGCACCGACTTCCACAACAACGCCACGTTCTCGTCCTTCGATCCCGGCGAAGAGCTGGGGCTCAAGGGCCTCTTCGGTAAAGCCGAGCACGGCCTACGTGTCGCCGGACGCGGTACGCAGATGATCTCGGGCATGGCCTGGATCACCTCGTTCTCGCAACGCCTGGTGGCACGCTCGATCGTGCAGAGGCTCGTCAAGGACGCCGCCAAGGGGGGAGCATTCTCTCCGAAGCGCATGGCAACGCTGGGCATCGAGCCCGAGATGTCGGCCCGCATCGCGGCACAGCTCAAGGCCCACACGGAGTTCGTCAACGGCGACTTCGGTGGCCGCGTCCGCGTGGTCAATTGGGCGAAGTGGGACGACGTCGACGCGCGGGACTCCATGCTCAATGCGGTGTTCCGTGAGGCACGCCGTCTGGTGCAGGAAGAGGACCTCGGCGACACGACGCAATGGATGCACAAGAATTGGGGCAAGCTGATCGCCCAATTCCGGCGGTTCTCGCTGGTGTCGTACAGCAAGCAGATCCTCCACGGCATCGCACACGCGGACGCCGAGGAAGGTACGCGCCTGGCGCTCTCGATGGTGATGGCTGCAATGGCCTACACCGCGCGTCACGAAACCGCCATCGCTGCGAAAGTGGCCGGCGGCGCCGACGAGGACGAGATCGCCAAGTACCGCGAGAAGTACCTCACGCCTGATCGGCTGGCTGCGGCGGCATTCGCCAACAGCAGCTACTCGGCCACGTTCCCTGCCCTGTTCGATAGCACCGTCGGCCTCGCCGTCGGTCAACGCTTCTTCGACACCCGCACGTCGGGCCTGGGCAGTGACATCGTCACCGGCAATCCCACCTATCGCTCCTTCAAGAACCTCACGCGCGCCGCTCAAGGCGTCGCCACGGCGGTTGTGAGGGGCGACAAGCAGTTCGACCAGGGCGATGCCTTGGCGATCCGAAAGCTGATGCCGTACCAGAACGTGATCGGCGTGGACGCGCTGTACGAGGCGCTCACCCGCGACCTCCCCGAAAAGGACGAGGACAACGATCCAGATCGCTTGGATTGGTTCCTCGAAGACTAAAGGCCCCTTCG